CGTGGCGCCGCCATTGATCGACTTGAACAGCTTGTTGGTGGCGCTGTCCTCGCCTGTTTTCCGAGATGCGCCAACCAGCACCATTGTGCTCTTGGTCTGACCGGAGACGATTGGTGCAGTCTCGACGCAGAACGGTGACTGCAGTTCTGGCCCGCCCATTCCGCCGATGACTCTCAATCCACCGGGTGCGTAGTTCTCATCGGAGTGAGTGATCGCACCAGTGAGGCCGCCCTCTCGGTTGGCAAATGCCATAGCATTGATATAGCCTGCGGAGATGCCTGCATCTGGAGACGTCAAGTAGCCAGTGAACGCAAGCACGAGCCAGTACTCGAACTCAGGCAACCACACGGCGTGCCGATGCGTGAACATCGGTACGTTGCCGCCCGGCTGCTGGAAGGCTGACCACGCGTTGAATAGAGCGAGCTTGCCGGCGACGCTCGACACCCCTGGAGAAACCGCCGTCGACGACGCTCCGCCGCGCAGGACCATCAGTACGAGGTTCGCCGTGGTGGTCCCGAACGTCCACGATCCGGACTTGCGGTCCGCGATCTCAGAGAACTTGATCTCGAACCACGTTGTTAGATCGACGACGCTTTCGACCTTCCACGTTACCCAGTTTTCGACAGCGTCGACCTCGAATGCGCGCACGCGATCGCCGACTTGCAGCGTTGGCCACACTTCGGAAAGGTCGCGATTGTCGACTGTGTTCGCGTTGACGTAGAGCGATGTGCTTCCGCCGACCGTAGAGGCATTGAGCTTTGCGAAGCCGCTGCCAGGATCGGTCGCGTCGATCGCTGTTTTGAACGTGACGAGTGCGGACTCACCGCCAGGGTAGCCATTGGGTCCCACTGCTCCGGTGGCTCCAGGCGCTCCGTCAGAGCCATTGGTGCCATTCGTCCCGTTCGTTCCAGCTGCACCAGCGGCTCCGGTGTCGCCCTTGTCGCCCTTCGGGACGAACAGCACACGCAGCGCCCCGTCGTCGGTCGGGAACGTTCCGAATGCAACGAGTGAGATGATCCCCACCGTGTAGTACCCGGAACCAGAGAACGAAGTCACCGCAGCAACAGCCAGCGCTGTCGATCCCGCAGAGATGATCGCGTAGCCCTTGACCGTGCTAGTGGAGTCGTCCCAGGTCTCCAGCCAAGCGGCTACAGGCGCGCCATTGGAGTCCTCGTCGTTGATGTAGAGGATCGTTTTTGCGGCATTGAACGACAGGTGGCCATCGCCGGGGTCGGCCGCGCCAGTGCTCGGGTTGAAGGTGTAGGGTATCCCGCCTCCACCACCGTTTGCGCCAGTGTTGGTGATCCGAATGTCGTGCAGTCCGGAACCGCCGTCGACGAGCTGGACGCTGATGCCGGCGCCGGCAAGGATCGAGCGGAACTGCAAGTCCGCCAGCACCTTCTGCTCGAAGACACCGACCCCAGTTCCGAGGTTGCTCGCCGTGTTGGACTGGCCGCCAGCTGACAACACCAAGTCATCAAGTGCCCGCCAGTTGAACTTCATCGCCTCGACGGCGTATCGCTCCTGACTGAACTGGTTCGTCTCTAAGAATCCAGTGTCTTTCAGCAGTGTACCGGGCTTCTGCGCGCCGAGAGATGCGTCAACCAGGTCGCTGGCTGCCTCCATCTCTCCGGGTGATGTCGAGCTCGGGCGCTTGCCGTTGTCGATGACTAGGCGGAAGATCCAATTTCCCCAAATCGCCGACGAGCCGGGAATGCTGAACGCTGGCGGGTTTGGGCCCGGGTAGTAGTAGGTCCGATTGTCCTCACCATCGATCGACCAGCCGCTGGGAAGCGTGAACCCGGGCGGGTATTCGAGGATCTCGAAGCGGTACTGCTTCGCTCCGCTCGTGTTGGCGTGACCGAGTTGTACGGAGTCACCACCGGTGACGGCGACGCCGCCGCTGATGGGCCCCTGCAGCGGGGCTCCGCCATTGACCGAGATTGTGAGCTTGATGTTTGAAGGCATCAGTAGCTAGCCCCTGCCCAGCGCCACTGGCCATTCACGACGCGCAGGCGCCATGTCATAGGCCCGCTTGCGAGCGTGTTCTTGGGGCGGTAGGTGAAGAACGGGTTTGCGTTCGCAGTCGTGATGAAGTGCACGTTCGTGGCGGTCGCATCGTCACGAAACAGTCGCCAGAGAATCGCCAGCTCTTGCCCCTCGAAAAGTGGCGGGTAGAGCGACACTGTCGTGTCTTCGTTGTAGCCGAACGGGCTGACGTCCAGGTCGAAGTACACGGCATCGATAGCATCGGTATTGATTTCGGCGCTCGATGGGTTGGTGTAAGCGATGCCTGCTACCAGATCTCGCTCGTTACGTCGCAGACCCCACAGTGTCCAACCCGAGTTCCTCGACACGAAGGTGAACGTTGTGTTGACCTCGCCAGCGCCGTTGGCGAGGTGCAGGTACTGCAGGCTTCCTGCCGGATTGTGGAACCCGAGCTGCGTTCCTCCATCGATTCGCTCGAATCGGATCGTGCGGAACACGCCGTTTCCAATGTCGGCCGCATCCGGTAGCCGCATGGAGATCGATCCGGATGCCGTGTTGGCATACACGTACTCGCTCGTCACCATCTGCGTGTTGACGGATGGGGTCTGAACTGGTGTCAGCGACGTCGTTAGAAACGGCGCGTCAGGGGAAGCGCTGCGCGTCGCGATGTGCCAAGCACCCCCGTCTCGCTCCAGCGTCACGCTGACGTATCGGAGGGTCCTATTGGCCCAGAACAGCCCGCTTGCGATCGTTGCTCCGCCATCGCCTTTGACCAGCAGCTGTGTGCCAGCTGAAAGGAAGTCGAGTTGCAGCTCCCGCTTTTCACCATCCGCGCCGGCGTCAAACTGAACCTCGAGCTTCTCTGTAACGTTGAACGCGTTGGTTACGCGTAGTCGATGCGCCGTGACTCCGCTGATCGTCACGTTTGCGGTAGAGCTCGCGACGTCGTGGGTTGCCGAGTTGGCATCCATGATGCCGCCGCCGCCGATGAGCAGCTTGGCGGACGGTGCGTACGAGCCGCCTCCGGCACCGTCGAGTGCGTTCGATACGTTCTGGTCGAGCTGCGCCATCTCGCTGGCGAACAACGCGGTGAGCGAGTTCCACGTCTGTCGCACCAGCCCAAAACTCATGATTGCACCTCTGCGAACGGGGTGGCGTCCATCGGGCTTTCGTCCAGGATGAACGGCCCGGCCGTGCTCGGGTCGGTCTCTTGGAGCACCTGCCAGGTGGCCGTGCCCTTGACGAGTCGTCGCATGAGTTCGTTCACTGTTCCTCGTGTGGAGGGGTTGAGCGCCCCGTCGTCCTTTACGACGATGTGGTGCATGCGTTTCGCTGATGGGTAACGCGGCTGGTGACCGCTGGTGACGAACGCGCCGGCGTCGTGTGGCTTGGAAAAAACGGCCGTGATCGTCGTATCCGTGCAGCCCAAGACCGTGACGCGTTCGGTTCTGTCGTTGCGCCCAGCATCGAACAGAACGACTTGCCCAACCGAGTACGGGTCTGTAACACCGCCTAGAAACTCGGTTGGCACCGTCAGCTGCACACCCAGTCGCACGACCCCAACGGTGGCGCGCATAGCCCGGATCGGCGTCTGTCTGCCAACGTGGTTGAAGTCCGTTCGGTTCTGCGGTGACTTGTCGAAGGACGTCAGCTCGTTGACGCGCGTCGTTCGGTAGAACGCGTACAGCGACCCGAGGAATTGGCGGAGAGTTGCGTCGATCGAAGAAACGCGTCCGTCGAGCAAGAGCCGCCCGTAGGCATACACGCGCTCCCGACGCGTCTTGAGCGAGTCGCCTTCAAGTGGCACGGCGCCGAGTTGTTGCTCGTGCAGTTCGAGAAACGTTTGCGTCGAAAGCGGGTGCAGCTCAGCCTTGGCGCGGTCGAGCAGCAGCTGGACGTCCTGTGTCAGCATCGCGTCCGCGTACAGCTTGCCCCGAAGGTGGTCGTCGTCCAGGAAGTTGTCGTCGACACCCCAGTTTCGGAGCTTGTCGACGTAGTGTCGCCACCCCGGGGCGTCCTCTGGGTCTCGCCGCGTGTGTCCCTGCGGCAGGAATCGAGACGGCATCAGAGCTCCACGGTGAACGGCAGGTCAGCGGCTGCGCCGGAACTGTCGAGAGTGACCACGTGCACGCCGTTTGCGACAAGCTCCACAGACGCCATACCCGGCGTTGGGCCGTTGATCGAAACCCGCGGCTCCACAAGCTCCGGAGGGAACGAGTTGGCGGCCCACGTGATCGTCGTGTCCCCAACCCCGTTGTCAGCTGGAGTCAGGGTTGCGTCGGAAGTGCGCACCTGCGAGTGCTTGTAGATGAACGGGGCCCCCCCGCTGAACCGCACTGAGATGATTGTCGCCGGCGTGACCTTCGCCATGCCGTGCAGGAGTTGGTTTCGCTGGTTCTCGTCCTTGTCGGTGACCCAATACCTCGGATCCGTTGGCTGCCCAGGGAAGTCCTCGATCGAGTCGCCACCCACGTCGTCGAGCGATGGTCGATGTGGCGCGACGTTGTTTGCCGGATCGCCGTCGAAGCAGAAATATTCGATGCTCATTGGGTTGTCTTCGGGAACACGGCGAGGTCGCCGAGAACGAGGATGTAGCTGTACTGCCCAGGGAGCCCGACGAGCGGCTCTGCCCCGTCCCCCTCGACAAGTGCGCGATCGCTCACCACGCCGATTCGCGCCGGCGACACAGCCCCTTCGAGCAGGTCTTGCGTGATGCGATAGGGCCAACGGGCAGGCGCTGGCGGCTGTCGTCTGCGTCGGTTCTCGTCCGCTTGGTTCTTGGTGAGCTGCTCACCCGGGCCAAGCTGCTCGAACGCGTCGATGGTGGCGTCCGCGATGCGACCCAGCGAGCTGGACCAGGGCGACACGCGCTGCCCAACTACTGGGGTGTAGTCCTCGTCGCTGGCGTTGTTCGTGGTGTCGATGGTCAACACCCATGGGCCGCTACCCGTGACGGTGGCGATTCGCTTCTCGACGAAACGAGAGTTGTCGATGTCGTAGAGAGCGATGCGTTTGCCTGCGCTTGGAGCCGTGACCCCGGAATAGCTTCCGTTCTGCGTTCCGACGCTGAACGTCAACGCGTCGGTGACGGCCGTGATCGCGATCGCTTTGCCGCCTGCTGCGGCGTACGTTGGCCACGGCGCTGGGTCCGCCCATCCTGACGCGTTCTTGGCCCAGTCGACCTGAAACGCGATTGTGGTGCGAATCTGAAAGACGTGGGACATCAGCACCGAGTCATCGGCACCAAAAGCCGAGTCGAGGTGCTCGCCGACTCGGGTCAACTGTTGACCCGTGGGCGCCCTGGAACCACCGCGCCGGTTCGGAAACACAAGAAGGGCGAGTGCGGTCGTGCCGGGCCCCAGGATCGCTGGATAGCTGAAGGCCTGCACGACAGGCACGCCTGCTCGCCTGGCTTCGGCTCGATAGTGCGCGTCGTTCTCGGCACCAGGTGGATCCCTTAGCTTGCCGAGGATCGCCTCCTTGTGCTCTTCGGGCGAGGATGCATCACGGCCACCGGTGAGCCCCTCGCCGTCCTGGTCGACGACCACCGCGCGCGGCCCTATCCCGGGCGGGGACTGGAACCATTCGAGCACGGTGCCCGGAGGCAGGTTGGTCTCGACGCCCGTGTCGAGCGCAACGACTGGAACGACTCCGTTGTCGTAGTAGCGGCCACCAACCTGGCAAACGAAGCGCGGCCCGTTGGAGCGGCCTCGGATGGTGAGCGCGTCGCCGGCCTGCAATTCGCCGCCGCCAACGCTGGCAGTGATCCGCACGAGCCCAATTGCGCCGGTTGCCTCTGACGGATCCACCCCGTGAACGTCGCCCCAGTACGCAACGTCCTCCGGGGGGGCTGTCGTCGGGAACGCCGACTGGGTCACACGCCGCGCATGGGCAACGAGCGGGAGCGAGGTGTCAGCTGCAACGAGCGCGTCGGTGTGCGGCTCTCCGCCCTCGCTCGTGTCGATCTTCGGGTTCCAGATCTTCCGAAACTGAAGATGCCGCTCGACGAGTTGACGTCTCGTCGGGATTTGCAACTCGAGGTCTTCAATCGCCATGGGTCAGTAGCTCTGCAGGCCCGTTCGTTTGCCGGTGGTCAGGTCGGTGACGTCGAGTCCAATCAGCGTCGCGTTGCCCTTCACCTCGACGACGAGCTGGTGGATCTTGAGCTCCCGCTTGGCGACCCGGGTGTTGAGTCGCTGCAAGATCCGCGTACGCACCTTCTCGGCGTGATCACCAGCGAGCGACGGGTAGTCATGCGACGGGTTGCCCAGGTCGGGGGCGCTGGCGATGGAGCCACGGATGAGCGTCAGCTGCATCGTGACCCACTGCATGAGCCCAGTGGTGCCGACGTATTGACCAACCTCGTTGACCACGAACGTTTTGGAACCTGGGTCCAGCTCGCGAGCCTCGATTGGCTCGAGTCGCACGCGTGGCGGAAGTGGCGCAGCGGGCAAACCGAGCTGGGGTTGCCCAAACGCGTCGAGGCCGAAGCCTGGTTGCAGGACTGGCATGGTCAGTCTAGGAAGCAGCGCACTGCAGACGCGCGGGGCAACTTTGGGAAGCTCGGCAGGTGCGGAACGAGGTCTTCAAGCAGCGCGCCAGCGATGTTGAGCAGGTCAATCAGTAGCGGCCCCGACGGTGTGAGCAGCACGCGTGGCGTGGAGACAGCGGGCGGCGTCGGGATGCTCGGAATGTGCGGCAGGATGTCGCCAAGAGAAGCGGCGGGGATCGATGCTGTCGGCATTGGCAGGTTTCCGCCAATCGTTCCGAACACCCGCGGAACGCTCACACGTGGCGGCGTTGGTAGCCCTGGAATGTGGATGTCGATTCCGAATGACTGGAACCCAGCAGGTGCGAATGCGCAGCGGCTTGCCATCATGAGCCTCGCGTGGTTGTGGTTGCCAGCGTGGTAAGAGCCAGCGTTATTGCGGCCGTTGCTGCGGCGCACGGGGCCACAGCAGCAGCGCCTTGTGTTGGGTTCTGAGCAAACGCCCCCAACGCCGTCAATGCTGCGGATATCGCAGTGAGTGCCGAGGTGTTCTCAACCGCCTTCGACAGCGGCACGCCGCCCGGCGGTGAGAAGCCCCCCGTCATCGTCACGGCGCCCTTTAGGACGATGCCGGTGTCGGAAACCTCAACGTAAACGCCCCCGCCCGGGGCTTTGAGCACGATCTTGCCGTCGAACAGCTCGACGAACGACCCATCCGAGTGGCGAAGACTGATCGTCGGCTCCCCGGCGCCATCGAGTCCAACCGAGATCGCGATCGCGGTGTCGCCCGTTGGGCGATAGTACTGAAGCGACCCGTCGTCGCCGTCGAGGTAGAGGAACGCTGCTTTCCATGTGCCCCCATCGTCAAACGCAGCGTACTGCATTGAGCTGCCCTTGGGGGGGAGCGGGATGTTGTCGAGGAATCGCGGGTCGTAGCCAAGCTTTCCGATGCGCGTCGATCCGTCTTTGGCGACGAGCAACGTGCACATCCCTGACTCGGTCGGGTCGTGCGGGCGTGTGTAGAGCCCGTACTGGTGCTGCAAGTAGAACGGCGCGCCGCCCGTGTCTCCGTAGGCATCCGCCTGGACGATTGGGTGCCCGTCTTCATCTCGGTCAGAGAACGTGACACCAGAGATGTCCCAAATCAATCCACGCGATCGCATCGTGTATTCACTTCACGCGAAAGGGATCTGGTTCACCGTCAATCGACACCCATGAGCCAACTGGCTCGACAGATGCTGTTCCAGGCGCTGCCGATCCAGCATCTGGGTTCGGTGCGAGTTCTTCAAACGGGTCGGGGTAACTGTACCCGCTCGTCGTGTACTCGGGGAGCAGGTTCGAGTTGAACGCAGCAATCCGCGGAATGTGAACACGCGTGTCGATCGGGTCGGAGTTCGGGCCCTTCTTCTGCAGCTTCGGTTCCTTGTACGTCGGCAGTAGAAAGAAGCAGTCTTCGAGGCGGAGCAGATTCAGCGTCGTCATGGTGTTGCCGCTCTCGCCCTTGAGCTTCCCGCTCTCGATCAACATCTGCCCGTAGATGCCGAGGTAGTCGTCATACACTTCGACGATGCTGTCAGGCGCTGGGCGCGCCTTCTCACTAGTTCCGATCCCGTCGATGCCGTGCCCCTGGATCGTGTATGTGAGCTGCCAGCCAGCACGACGCTCCTCGGCAATCTCGCGCCTTGCCAGCGCCTCTGCCTGCTCCTTTGACTTGACCTCCGAGTCCCGCTTCGTCAGCGCAAGCTTGATGACGCCGCCGTCGGCGCGGTCGCTGGGATTCGGGTTGAGGAACGCGACCATCTCGTCGTCGACGAACTTGGCTTCCAGCTTTGAAGTGCCGTCCTTGCCGTTGCTGTCGCGGCCATAGATCGTGCACTCGGAGTGTCGCCCGCGCGTATCGTTCGAGAACGAGTCGTCGAGAATGTTGTTCTCGTCTCGGGTGCGAACGAGTCTCCCGATCGGAATCTGCTCCGTGTTCGGTGTCGATAGAACGATCTTGCCGTCGACTGCTTCCCAAAGAAAGAACCCGGCGCGGCGCAACTGCTCAGTGAGGAAGCTCCACCACTTCGTTCCGACTTCGGCGCGTACGTACTGGTAGAGACGCTTGGTGCCTGCCCCCTCCGTGCCGCCAACCGCCTCTTGGATGACCTCGACGACTTCTGGAGCGTTCTTCTTGCGCTTGCCCGCCTTCTTGCCGGTCATCAGCGCCCGGTTTGCTTCGTTGGAAGTGACAAGTGCGTCGGCGGTTGGGATCCCAAACCGCTCCATGAGCTTGTAGGTGCCGCTCCTTTCGAGCACCTCGTGCACGAGCTTCGCATAGGTCGGCGACCGAAAGCTGTGCTCTACCTGCACCTCGTCATCGGCGAGTCGCCCGAGAATGCCGCGCCCGTGCAGCTTGATTTCCGTCTTCCCGGAGCCCTGTCTGGTGTAGCCGTCGATTAGACCTGTTTGATACAGCGCATCACCGACGAACACCTGGTAGGGAGTCTTGGGCGGGAACGCTGCGGCGAGCCGACGGAACTCGTAGTCGCGCCCAATGACGCACTCGAACGTGTTTGGCTGCTCGAAGATGCCAAACGTCAACTCGTACTCGGTCACCCGGAAGGCGATTTGCCCTGCGAGTTTGATCGTGACGTCCTCGTTCATGCTGCATCCGGCAGGTAGATGAGACGCTTCCCGGCTGGTATTCGCATCGCGTCGGGGATGTCGTTCAGGCCCATGATGTCGCGCGCCCGCTCGGTGGTGCCGAAGATGCGCGTCGAGACCTGCATGATCGACATCTGTCGGTCGACGACGAAGTGCTTCGGCTTCACGAGGTTGTCGGTGGGTCGCTCGGAAACGTCGATTGCGGCTGCTTGCAGGTCGCGCAGCGCGTAGAGCGTCTCCCAGTTCATGGGGTCGTCAAGCCATGCGAGCATGTCGCTCGCGTCACCCATCAGCCGCCGGAGGAAGTCGACCTTGCTGGCGATGAGTTCGCCGTTCAGTTCGGCCTGGTCGCGGAATGCGAGGATCTGATCGGCAACGTCGCCGATTTGGTCGAACAGGTCTCGGGCGTTGCTCTCCGCGTCGGGTACGAGCTCGAGCGGGGCGTTGGGATCTGGCTCTGTGACTGGCAGTGCCTCTGCGACCTGCAGTTTGAACGCCGACAGCGCCGTGCCAAACGAGGCTGCGTTGACCTGAACGCCTTGAGGCAAGAACCGATTGGTCGAATCCTCCTCGAACGTGAGCGTCGCAGTGCATCCGGAGAGCATCGACCCCGACAGGTGACCGCCCCAGTCTTGGATCGTGCACTTGACTGGGCCGATGTGGGGAACGACGAGCGTCCCCACTGTCCCTGAGTTGTAGTGCCCGCGAAGGGCGTTCATCGTGTCAGGGAACAGCGGTGGAGAGAAGCGCGGGTCCGCCTGGAATGTCGTCGACACCTGGAACGTGTAGATGCCGCGCCCGTGGTCCTCGCGCTTGCCGCCAGCGATCCACAGGTACTCGTGAATCGTTCGGCGTCGCGTGGAGCGGATCTCCATGTCGACGATGGGGATCCGCCAGCCCTCGAACGTGCAGCGCTCCAGTTTCGAGATGACGTCGGGCATCAGTTGTCGCCGTGCTGAGTGACTTTGCCCGTTTGCTCAACCCGCACACTGAGTGTCCCGGACAGGCGCCGGTCGACTCGCTGCATTGCTGCTTCGAGGCGATGCATCTGCGCCTCGGACCCATTGCCGCGCTGTATCCCAGTGCTCTTTGCGTTGACGGTGAACCCTTCCGGGCGCCCCGCTTCGCTTACGTTGTGCGCTGACAGGTTCTGCCAGAAGTTCTTGTCGCGGCTGAACAGCAGCTTCGCGTCCTCCCAGTCCTTTTCGATCTCGGAATCAGAGAAGCTGCGATTGTGACCCTTCATCGCCGGGTCGTTCTTTTGGAGCCAAGTGGCGCCTGCTTTGCCTAGTTCGTGGGCAGCGATGGCTGCAGCTATTGCGGCAGCGATCACACCGGCTGGCCCCGCCGCTGCCAACCCCATCGAGAGTCCCTTCGCTGCGCCTTCGGCGATGAGTGCCGACCCCATCGCTTTCTCGAGACCAACACGTAAGACGCTCTCTATGCCAGCGCGTGCGATCGACAACCCGATGCCAGCGGCGATCGCCTTCTTGGGGTTCTCGACGATCCAGATTGCGATGTCGGAGAGCTTCTCTGCAAACTCTTCGATGGCTGGCGCTGCCTGCTCTAGCTTTGGAAGCAGCTTGTCGAGGAAGCGCGTCGCGATCTGCTGAAACTTCACGTTCAGCGCGTTTACCTGCGCCTCGTACGTCTTCGAGACCTTGTCGATGTTGTCGGAGATCTGCTTCTCGGACAGTGCAGCCGATTCCATCTCGACCATGAACTTGTCAATGCCAGCGAAGCCTGCCGCCTGCTTCTGCTCCTCGGTGCCGCTCGCCGAGGAGTAGGCTTCACGGTACTTTGAGGCGAGGCCGCCGGCGGCGCGCTCGCCCATCACGTTCATGAAGATCTTGTTCCACTTGAGCGGGTCACCGTTGGTCGCCGCGACGGCTTCCTTGATGAGCTCGATGGGGTCTCGGATCTTGCCGCCTTCGCCGAATACCGACTTGCCGGTGATGTTCTCGAACGCTTGGGCACGAGCCTTGGTCTTGAACGTCGTTGCCAAGCGAGCCACCGACGTGGCGGCCATTGCTGGCGTGTCAGCACCGCCGAATGCGCGGGAGGCCTGAGCCAGCGCGCCGAGCTTGGTGATGTTCGTTGCCCGGTCACCCTCGTAGAGCCCAGCCGTCGCCGCGATACGCGCGCCGTACCGAGACAGGTCCTCGAGCTCGACGGCCCCAAGCTTGCCCTGGCCGGCGAATGACTTGAGCAGCTGGATAACGGAGCGCGATCGCTGGTCTGGGGCAATGTCCGTCAGCTGATTCGCTAGCTCACCGGCCGTGCCGAAGAGCTGGTCGATCTCCGACCCGGTTGCCGCGGCGATCCGGGAAAGCTCGGTGAGCATCTCTCGCCCGCTGGCCAGGTCGCCAGTGCGCTTCGTGTACTGATTCAGGCCCTCGATGACTTGCGAGGGGTCGTAGTTGTACTTGGCGCCGATGTTTTGCGCCTCGCCGACGATGGCGGTCGGGTCGACGCGTTGCGCGTTTCGCGGGTCGTTGGCAATGACCGCCGCGTTGCTTAGCTTGGTCGCCGCGGCCTGATTGGACACCGATGACTGCAGGGCGCTCGCGCCGCTCAGGTCGACGCCAATGCCGCGCGCGATGTCTCCGGCAGCGCGCCGGGCAAGCGAGCCTAGTGGAGCGTTGGGCCAGAAGAATCGCGTGGCCCGATGCGAGGTCATCCGCGCGAAGCGACTGGCGGAGCGTTCCTGTTGCCGCTGTTGTCGCTGCAGCGCGGCATCCTCCTGCCGCATCTGGCGCATGCGCAGCCGGTGGACGTACTGCCGAGCAGCCGCCTCGCGACGCGCCGCCTTCTCGGCCTCGCTCATCTGGCGGCGACGCGCGCGACCGAGCTCCTCTTCAGCCTTGACACCGGCGCGAACCTCGCGAGAAAGCCTGGAAACTTCGTCCCGGTAGCCCTTCACGCCCTTGGCGCTGCGGTTGAAGTACTTGCCGAGCTCCGACCCGATCCGGTGCGAGTCGCGTCGAATATCCCTGAACACGCGGTCCACCGACGCACCCTTCGCTGCGCCGATCGTGAACTTGATGTGGTCTGCCATGTGCTACGTTGGCGGGATGGGTTTGCGAGAGTTTCTCGGCCGAGCGCTTCTTGGACTGCCACCTGAGCCGGTTCAGCGGCTCGTCGAGTTCCGCGACGCGGTGATGGCCGCACAGTCTGCTACATCCCGCGCCAACGCCGTGCAGCGCGCCCTGTACGAGCCTGATGACAGGGCCAGGATGCGGGCCCAGCGTAGCCCTGGCTCCGAACTGGAGGCGATGCGCGACGAGTACGAGGCCGAGCGCCAGCGGCTGCTGCGCAAGGGCTACGCCGTCGGGCACCTGGCCCTGCCAGACCCTGAGCTAGAAGAGGAAGAAGAACTGGCCCGCGCGGAACAGAAGTTCGCCGAGTTCGAAGTCGACGATTACCTAGAAGCCGACCACGTCAGGCGACTGAACTAGCATCAGTCTGGGCCTCGGCGAGAATGTCGAACACGTAGCGCAGGTGGCGAAGAGCCGCTCCGCGGTCTTGGTCGTCCAGCGCTTCGACGCCGCCAGACGCCAGCATCTCGACCAACTCTACAATGTCGTCGGCGTCGGCTTCGAGGAAGCGGGGGGAAATCTCCACTTCGAGCTTCTGCATCGCGTCGAAGATGTAGCGGGCCCCTGACTCTGTCAGAAGTAGGAAGACCTGGTCGTGCGGGTAGGGAAAGAGGCTGGATGTCGCGGTCGCGTCGTTTGGATCGCAGATTCCAACAGCAACCAGTAGCCTCACCGCCGCGTCGTCGAAGGATTCCTCTGGCCGCTCGCTCTTCGCCGCGTTGCTCCGCGCCTGCTTCAGTGCTTCCCGTCGGTCGTACTCAGACAGCAGGCGCAGCCCAACGACGACCGGCTCGGTGGGGCGCTCGTCCCACGTCGTCGCCCAGACTTCGGGAGGGAGCGACAGTGTGCCGGGGGGCGTCTTTGCCAGTGAGTCTTGGATGTCGGTGAGCTTCATGCAAAACGCCAAAACCCCCGTCGACGGCACCCTCCAGCGCCTGACGACACGAGGGGCCCCCGCGGGGGTTGGGGATTGGTCACGGCTTGTTGCCGTGTGCCTCCTTCAGCTGTTCTCGCCAGCTGTGTTCGAAGGCGTTGAACTGGAGTCGAAGCCCGAAGAACTCTGCGACTTCTCGCGGATGGAGACGATGTACTGGGCGGCCAAAAAACGCACGTAGGTCCGCAGCGTGCCTGGCCGCAATCGATCTAAAAAACTGGTGTCGTCTCCCGCGGCCTCGAGACAGAACTTCACCAACTCGAACGGTTCGAGCTTGCCGATGGGTGTCGATTGCTCGGACTCGAATGCTTGGTAGGCGTTGTACAGGTAGGCCAGGTTTTCCTGACCGACCGCAACCGAGCCACGAATCTGATCGGCGGTTGCCCAAGGGTCGAAGTCACTCTTGCCGTTCTCGACACTGACGGCGAACGCCGCAACGGTCTCGACGTAGAGCTCGAGCGAGCAAATCGGGTCGTCGATGTCCCACGACTCGGCGCCGCGCTCCGTTGCCGCCGCTTTGGCGCGTCGGTACACGCTTGCGTGCTCGGTCGGCGTGCCCAGTCGGAACCCCACCTCGAACTGCTCGGTCGAACCGGGGACTCGCAGCGGAACAACCTTGAGCGGCCGCTTGACGATCTGAATGTCTGAGAGCTTCACACCAGCTCGGGCTTGCCGTTCTTCATCGTCAGCGAGACGCTGCCGGTGAAGTTGCCGTCTTCCACGGTGCTCGACAGGTTGATCGAGCCGACGATGCACTCTGCCTGCAGGATCTTCGTACCGACGACTCCGAACGACACGCGCTTGATGTCGCCAGCATTCATGCTGCGAATGAGCTTCTCGACGTGGGTGCTCCCACTCGGGACGATGAAGTCCCCTGAGAAACTGCCCTGTGGAACACCCTGAACGACGACTGGGCCGCCGTCGGTTGCCACGGTCGTCGTGTTGGAGTTGGCCTCCATGCCCTTCTGCGTGAGCTCGACGAACAACCTGGAGTCCAGGTACATCTTTGGGGTTCTGATGCGATCATTTGTTGGCATCGTTCAGGAACTCCTCACGCCGGGATTTGGCGAATGACTGTGCCGGTCTGGTGATTCAACGGCTGCACGACGGTGGGCACGTTGGAGATGAGGCACTTGAGCGTCGTGTTGTATTCGACGGCCGGAGGGTTGCCTTCGACGTCGATGAGCAGACCGTCCTGCTCGGCGATGATGAGTCGTCCCTTGATCTCCGCGCCCCAGTTCGCGGGGGTGGAGCGCCCGGGAGGAGGCGACTCGCCGTTGGGCAAGTCAGGTCCGACCGTGGGGTTCTCGACGGCGTGACTCTCGGTCCACAGCGTGTCGAGGTCCTCACGGATGCGCTGCGGCGTCATCGATGTTCCCGTGTCGAGCGTGCGGTAGTCGGGGTTTGACCCGTTGAGCGAACGCGATGTGATCGACCGACACACGACGGCGATGCCGTTGCGACTGATGATTGGGGTCACGCCGCCATTGAGCGCCACGTCGGTGATGGCCGGCTGCGGGCTCTGCGTGTCCTTGAAGTGTGGAGGGATGCCGTACAGCTGGTTGTTGTTGTACCGGTGGTTCGGGTTGCCCCAGTACCGCGTGTTGGGCTGGGCCTCGGTCACGCAACGCAGGGCGGCCATGGCCGCGGCCAGTTTCGCCGGGTGCACGCGACCCTCCATCCAAGCCGTCTGGCAAAGAACCTGGTTCATGATCTGAGAGCGCGTGACCGCAGCGGACACCGTGCCGTTGAAGCCGATCACTGGGTTCTCGGGACCAACGCCTGTTGGGCCCGCCTTGATCGCGGCCTGAGCGGCGATGTCGTCGATCGACGCGGCCTCGTTGAGCGCCCACGCGCTGTAGTCGTACTTGGCACCGACCGTTGCGGCGAGGATCGAGGTCAGGTTCGCCGAGTCCGTTCCGACGCCACCCGTGAACGGGACCGCGCCGTTGCCGTAGGCTGTGCCGCCTGCAAACGCGACGCTGATGCCTGCTGGCAGGCGCGACTTGTCGACCCACAACACGTGCTCGTTGGCGCGTGCGGCCGCATGTCTCGTCGTTGCGGTCATCGTGCCTGCAACATTTGCGCCGGTGCAGAACCCGTTCACGATTGCGTTGACCAGATCCTCCAGCTTGTCGCCGAGCGACGTCCCCGTGTCGCCAACGTTGACGTCGACGCTGCACAGGTGCTCGTCGAACCAGCAGGGGATGGTTCCGCCCGCCGTCGCCGTTCCCGTGAACGTCACGGTCGCGGTGGCAGCTGTTCCTGCCGTCGGCTCAGGGACCGCACAGCCCTTGAGCAGCCCGTAGACGCCAGGTGTTTGGCTTGCCACGGCGATCATCTCGGACAGCTCAGCACCAGCAACGCACGAGGCGATCGCCTCGTCCTGGTCGTTGATGTCGAAGATCTCGTAGTCGCCCAACGTGGACGCTGCGCCCTTGTAGCCAATGAGCAGCAGCGACCTGGGAAACTCTCCGATGTTTCCGGCGCCTTGCCCGTAGCGGGTTTCGGATACTACCCGCGGCGTCTTGCTGGAGCCGGTGAATCCGCTGGGAATTAGCAGCATCAGCCGTTACCTTTCTTGGGCTTGGTGGCGTCGGTTGAGGTGGTGGCGGGCGGTGCTGGCGGCGCTGCGGCTTCAATGCCCGCCGATTGCCGCGCCTTCGCTTCGAGCATTGAGAACAGCTCGGGCTTGCACTGGTACTTGGCGAGCGATGCAGATCGGCCGTCGCCTGGGAGCAGATCGCCGCTTCGCAGCGCGCCGAGGTAGTAGGCCGTTTCCGGCACCTCGACTGGTTCCCGCTCGGAGAATCGATCGCAGAAGTCTGGCGCGTCTGCGCGAACGCCGAGAAACGACCAGATCGTCGTTTGCGGCGGGCTGCCCAACGGGACTGCCCCACTGCGTTTCTCTTCGTTTGAGCGGTGGTCCGTAACCACTGCCGATGCGATCTTCGCACCGACGAATACTTGCCCCGGGTTGGTTCCGGGTAGCCGCTCGACCATCACGCGATGAGTCGGATACCCGTGGCGGTCCAACGAATGCGGGACACAGCCTGTTGAGGAAAGCGCCAACGGGTGAACGCCCCAGGGGTTTGGGTAGACTTTCATTGGTTCTCCGGTAGGTGCGACTCGAGCACCGGGACGTCGTTGTTGGTCACCCCTGATTCGGGGCGGACCGCGTAGGTGATTTGCGTGCAGGCGGGTCCGAACGGCGCGCTGAAGTCAGGGTCCGGTTCCAGGCGCGCCTGTGCGGCGAACTGCCAGAGGTGGCCGGTTACCTGCGCAGACTCCGCTCCGGAGATCCCGATGTCGACCGTCGTCGCCGGACCGAGCTCGAGCTGGTAGAGCTTCAGCTTGTCGGCGAGTCGCTCGCCGTAAGCACTTTCGGTCGTGTCGGCGCTGTAGTAGTTGACGCCGACGTTCAGCTCGATGACCGCGTTGAGTGCCGCCCAGAACTGCGCCCAGGCCAGCTTCTTGTCCTGCTGAACAGGCGGAGGGACCCAAAGCAGCTGCAGGTCGAACTGCATCACCCGGATGCCATCCGCCGGCATCATGGGGCGCGCTGTTTCTGCCCAGAGGTACAGCGCTGGCAGGTCCTTGATCGCGAAGTCGCCGCGCTTTGGATCGCGGGTGAACGTGGCCTTCACGACGTCCGTTTCGACACTGCAGAGCTGCGACCACGCGACACCGCAGTACCGGCGGAACTCCGACGCCAGCGTGTCGACCATCGTCGTCAGCCACGGCAGGCCAGCGTCTTGGTTTTCGGTGAGCTGCAGCGGCAGCGTGACGCCGGCTAGCGTGTGCGCCAAATTCGAGCGAGCCTCGTGGTGGAGCGCTTCTGAAAGCGGTCTAGGAAGGTTTCGCCAGCGACCTTCAGGCCCGGGGCCATGAACGGGAACCCTGGCGTTCCTGGGTGCTTCACCATGCGGGCGAACACGGGGCGGTTTCCAACGTACCAGCGCAGCGCAACCCGATGCGTTCCGATGTCGGTGATGGCCCGGCGTGACTGCCCGCGACGTAGCGGACCCTGGAATCCGTGCCCTTCCTTCGGGCGGATAATGTGCGGGCGCGTCGGGTACTCGACGAACCGCGCGTAGGGCGTCAGGTTGACGAGTGCGGCGCGCGCCGAGTTCTGCCCGGAGTATTCGAGTAGGTGGTACAGCATCGACGGCGATGTCAGCGTGCCCGTGCGGCGCGTGTGCTTGTGGTGAGTGCGGGCATGGGCCGCGCCGGTCTTAGCTGCGTACACCACGCCCTCGCGCATCTCGTCAGCAAGCGCGATGTGGGTGCGAATCACTGCGCGATCGAAGCCGCTGGTGTCGACGGTGACGGAGAACATCAGAACCCGCGCAGGTCTTCGCTGAATACGCTCGCCTCCTGCGGCGAGTACTCGTCCTCAACGCTGATCATTCCTGTGGCCCAGTCGTCGAGGTCCTGGCGCCAGGACTTTTCGTACTCGCGCCAATCCTTCGACGGCCACACCTCGGGGTATCGAGAGAGCAGCTCGACCTCGCAGATCTTCAGCGAGAGCCGCTTCACCTCTGGAGGCGTGTCACTTTCCAACGCGGAGACCTGGCCGTCGGTGAGCTTGGTCTTCAGGCGCGAGCGAACTCGGCTGCAACCGTCTGCGATTAGCTGAACGACTGCAGCCGGCTTCGCGGGCCCGACGTTGTCGTCGTCGAGCACACGATCGACCAATGCCGAACCCACCTTGTTCCGAAGCTCGGCTTCGGTGATGTAGGGGTACGGCATCGGTCAGTTTTCTCAGCGGCGTTTCTTCGACGGGTTGATGTGCTCGACGGTGGGAGAGTCCGCTTCCTCATCCCGAGTGTTGAGCTCGCCGCGCACTTCCACGGCCATCTCCTTGGCTTCCTCGTCGAGACGAAGCGCCTCTTGGCGAAGTCGCTCGAGCCCCTGGTTTTTCCACGGGCGAGGCGGAGGCGGCCGATTGACTCCAGGCTGAACCGAAGTGACCAGAGGCAGCGACTCGTTGCGCAGCTCCGGGCGATGCACGACCAATTGGTCGTCGCCCTCCAACAGCGCGAGCTGCTCGTCGGTGACTTCTGCCTCGACCCAATCGTGGGGCCAGTGAAGCCCGGCGCGCCAACGCCCACGATCGGAACGGGCATACACCCGCACCAGCGTGAGCGGCGTCTCTTCAGTCTTCGACATCAGGCAGAGGCCTTGTAGGACAAGAACCAGAGCGCGTACCCGGCGTTGTACCTGGCTTCGACACCCCAGACGTACTGCTTCTGCCAGAAGACGTTGTCGTCGTTCAGGTTCATCCGGGCGACGATGATCGGGCGTTCGCGCATCTGCAGCACGAACGGCTTCACGATCTTGCGCGTGTCGTGCACGTACCAAGCTGTCGGCTGGTTCGCGAGTTCTGGTCGCACGCGCACCTGCAGCAGCCCCTTGGTCGTGTTCGAAACCGCACCAGCGGCAACGTTCTCGGTACCAGCTACGTTCTGCAGCGCCTGAATGATCAGATCGTTCTCGAGAAGCGCCTTGGCGGTGCCCCACAGCTGCGGAGGAACGTCCAGGACGTTCGGGAACACCCGCATGGGACGATCGTCCTCGCCCTTGTAGGCCATCATTGTCTGCACGACGGTGAGCAGGTTCGTCTGGTTCAGGGCCATCCCCGACGCCGAGTAGTTGCTCTGCGTGCCTTTTGACGCGTCACGAATGTCGACCGGGTGATCCGTGTCGTAGAAGTTCTGCCCGTCGAAGCAAACCTGAGCGTGCCCAGTTTGCATGAGGTCGAGAATCAGATCGTCCGGGTGCTTCTTCGACTCCTCGCCCATCTCTTGAACCGGGACGTTGTAGACGCCGAGGTTGTCGTCCTTGAAGTCGTTGCGATCGACTCCGATTGTGAGTTCCCAATCCTTGTTCTCGATCGCGTAGGAATGCGATGCGAGGTTCTGGATCACGCGTTCACCAAGCCACTCACGCATACGCGTGCGCTTCGCCATCCACCCGTAGGTGTTGCTCTTGGTGCTCGACGGAACTTCCGTCGCGACTTCGCTCCACCAAGCTTCGGTGCCATCGTAGGCTTTTCCGAACATGGAAACGAACTGTGTGTTGAGGCTCCGAAGAGCCGTGGGGGTCAACTGCATCTGAGTTACTCCTTCAAAAAGCCTTGTGGTTGTTTTCAGGGGGTCAGATGGCCGCGCCGACCTTCACCCAAACGCCGTCGGAATCGATGTCCATCACGGTCCCAGCGAGCGAACGCGTGTTGGTTCCGTTGGTCTTCGCGACGGTTTGGTCGTCGACCACGTAGCAGTTCTGCTTGAGCAGGTCCGCTTGCACGATCTGGTCGGCTCCGAGATTGGCGTACTTGAACACGCCGCGAAAAACCTTGATGCGCTTGTCTCCGTTCGCCCCGGATCCGTTGTCGACGGTTTCTTCTGCGCGGCCTGCCGCGGTCAACGTCGTGGCTGTTGCGCCTGGAACCGCGTACCCTGCCGCGTTCAAGCAGACGAGCGCGCCTGCGTAGATGATCGCGCTCGCTGCGACCGGTAGGTCCAGCTCATCGAGCTGCGAGTGTGGGCCGCGCTTCCTGGTGTCGCGCTCAGTGGTCAATGCTGCCATTGGTTACTCCTGCAAAAACGGTTGTGGTTCGCTGTGCCAACGACAGCGTCAGTTCGCCGGCGCGTACTGCGCGGCATTCTTCTTGTTCTCGATGATCTGCTCGCGGCTCAGACCGAGCTGCTTTCCAATCTCGAGGTCCTCGGCGGTGAGCGCGTTGTCGGCGGCCGAGCCTGCAGGTAGCTGCCCGGGAGGCGGCGCACCGGGGGTGATGGCCGTTGCTTTCGGCATGGCGGCGAGAGACGTTTCGAGCGCCTTCAGGCCGTAGTCGGCGAAGAGCGATTCAAGCGAGGCGCGATTGCTCGGAGCGAGGCGCCCCTCTTCGATTGCCGCATCGAGCAGCGCTGCGGCTTGCGACTTCGTGGTCGCAGCTTGCAGTTCCTCGAGTTCCTTCTTGGTCGCTGCGGCGCTTTCGGAGCCCTGCTTCCAAGCGAGCACCGCGGCCATGGCCTCGGCCCCGGACTTGCCGGTAGCGTTCTCGATCTGACGGGCGAGCGTGGCATTCGCCTGAATACTCACGTTCGCAGACTTCAGATCTGCGCTTGCGGTCGCCACTCGCGCGTCGGATGCGAATGCGTTGAACCCATTGATGATCGTCAGCGCCTCGGCGGAAGTGGACGCACCGAGGGCGTTGAGCAGCTGTTGCAACTCGTCCATGGAACTCTTTTCCTTTGGTTGGCGCGCGCTCAGAGGAGCCCGCGAAGTGGTTTGAACCCAGCCGTCGCGACTGGTCTCGACGTGTTGCTGGGCAAGCCAGCTTGGGCCGTTCGGCGCCCTGAATTCTTGGTGCCAGACTCTGTGAGCATCTTCGTCGCGAAGCCTTCCTTCACTGCTTCCGACGCGGACATCCAGGTCTCGGCTTTGACGAGTGCCGCAATCGATTCTGCG